ATGGGTAAATTAACACAAGCAAAAATCGCCTCGTTGGGGGCTCGTCAGAAACCTTATCGTGTATCTGATGGCGACGGTTTGTCGTTGCTGGTCTCTGTCGTGGGAGGGAAAAGTTGGCAGGGAAGATACAAAATCGACAACAAAGAACAAATTGTGTCACTGGGGCGCTATCCAGTTATTAACCTCAAGCAAGCGCGGGAGGATTGGCTAAAAATCCGTGTTGACCGCGCCAAGGGGATAGATCCAGCGGGCGAGCGAAGGAAGGCGCGGCAGGCACGCAAGGAAGTGATTGCAGTGCGCAAAACCACGTTTGCTGATGCATGGGAAAAGTGGGTTGAGGTGCGTTCGCCAAAGTGGGGCGAGTCCAGGATTAGTTGTGTCAAAAGTCGGTACCGCAACTATTTTGAAAAAGATTTGGGGCCAATGCCGATTGATTCGCCTGACCTCTCTGACGCGTTGTTGGGCATCTTAAAGCAAGCTGGCAAGGACGGGAAATTGACATTGGCCCGTGTCATGCTTGGTGATTGCGGGACATTTGCAAAATATTGTGTTGCTGCAAAATACATCACGGCAAGTTTTACGGTAGGACTCAATCAATTGATTGAGGAGGCCCCGGCAACAAAAAATCATGCGGCGGTCACCAGGCCTGATGATGTCGCGAAGTTATTAACGGCTATTTTTACATATGATTACGCAGAAAAAACGATTGTACGCGATGCTCTTTTGTTCTCAGCGTTAACGTTCGTTCGACCAAATGAAATACGTGAGGCTAAATGGTGTGATATCGATATTGCTCTCAAGGAATGGCGATTTTCAACGAAAACAAGGAAGAAGGAAGGGCTGACTATTATTGTCCCATTGTCAGAGCAGGCAATTGATATATTGACGCGGATATCTGCGCAGGGGCGAAGAAATGAATATGTATTTTTACAGCATAATAAAGACATGCCGCTGACGCATGACATTATGCGGCTCCCTTTGGAAAAAATGGGGTATGCTGAAAAACATTCGTTGCATGGTTTTCGTGCGATGGCGCGAACGATGCTTGAGGAGACTTTTAAACAAGACCCAAAATACCTTGAAATGCAACTTGGCCACGTTGTTAAGGATCATCTTGGTAATGCATATAACAGGGCAGCGTTCCTTGATGAACGGCAGAGAGTGATGAAATTATGGTCAGACTATATATATAAATTTGAAGGTGCAAAATGAAAATATCGACTATTTACAGGCATCTTGAATATTTATCTGTGCATCAAATAGCATGCATTTTCTGCGAGATACCGCCAGCCTTGTTTGCTAGGCTGGCGGCAAGTTGTGACGATAGCGCGGTACAGAAAATTGACGCGTACACAGCAACGGTCGCTATGATTTTACAAGCGCTGTATAAAAATTCGTTTGCAGGCGAATTGGTTCTAGATTTAGGTGTGCCGGATATAAATAAATCAAAGGTACATCAGGCATCATTTTGCCAGTGGGCTGTTAAGAACAGCATTGAGTGCGGATATTACACTGTTGGTGCTGGCGACATGTATCAAACAAACAACCCGCAATATTCTGTTCGTTTTGCGGCGGCTGCGCGTGCCTGGCAAGCAATTGCAGTTGGCGAGATCAACCCTGTGTCGATCAAGGGCATATCCAACTGGTTGGAGGCGCGTGCCGTGATCTTGGGCATCGCGGACGATGATGGCTCCGTGACAGCTAAATTGCTGTCGTCGATCGCATATGTCGTTTTCCCCGGCAGATCGGTTAAGGATTGAGTGTTACCCTTCTTGGCACTCATATGTAGTTGATTTTTAAGAATATTTATAATTCACATCCCGCCATTGTGCGGGGTGGATGCCCCACAATACCCGCCTTAGGTACCCCAAAACGCCATTTTATTACCGCAAACAAGATTTGTGGTGATAGTCATTTTTTTGCCCATTTTTTTCAAATCGGTTTGACTGTCAACTGTTGGCAACTAATGTCAACATTTTGAAACTGAAGGGGGGCATGATGGCAAACCAGATTGAAAGAAAGTTCATTGGCAGAAGGGAAGCGGCCACGCTGTTTAACGTGCATTGGCAGACCATTAGAAATTGGGAATCGCAGGGGGCATTTCCAACGACACTGAGAGACCCGGCAGCAAGTAAGCGAAGCTGCAACATTTATTTGTATTCGGAAGTTGTTGAATTTTCTGAATTGGCAGTGGGTAAGCCTATTGAGGAAAAAAAGAGGATTGCCGTTTCAATCGTCGCCAAGCGCGTGGTGCAAAATGCATAGCGCCTCAAATATTTTGGCAATTTTCTTTGCGCCCAAAATTGGAGCGCGCAACGGCATAGGCGAAATCTACGCGGGTATTTGCCGTGGCCAATTCGGTGCGCCTGATTATCGTCTCTGGCTGTCACCGCAACGGACGCAACCACAGTCATACCCGCACGCGGCGGATATCATCGGTAAATATCCGGGTCAGTACGCGTTACCGACATTTGCGGAAATCAATTTGATTGCGGCAAATTGCCCGGAATACTTTGATGTGGGCGATGTTGGAAAATCATTCTGGGTGGGTGCCCTTGCAAAATATAGTGATTTATGCGCTGTTGATTCGGTGTATGCGGATTCGATGGCTGCGAGATTTTACACATATCATCCAGATTCGTCATATTCTGACTGGTGTGTTGATGATGACTTAGATAACTTTCTGATCGGCTTGGCAGTACGGCGGGATCCAGTCAAACCGTTATCAGCCCTGCGCGCTGCATTGTTGGGCTTTGTCGCGGTCACTGGCCTTTCCGGGGTGTTTGGACTGCGGGGTGCGCTGTGACGCTTAAATTCTGCTTTGATACAGGTGGTGTCGGTGTGCCGCCCCGCGTTGGCCAATTGTGGGGTTCGATGGGTCTTTATGCGGGCGTGGTTGGCGGTGGTGACGAGCCCGATTATTACCTGATCGTTGACCCTCAGGTGAAAAAAGGTTTGTCCTATTATCAGGCGTTCGTTTTGGCTGCGGGAAAAGTCGATGCGGATTTGCCAACGCGGCGCGAAGTTGCGATTTTTCGCGCAAATATACGCATGGATTTGGGTGGCTCCATGTTTGCCCTGACCAGCGAAACCTATTGCGGTGAAGTGAGCGCAATGGTGCGGGTGGTTCGGTGGGCCGATGGTCGAGAGGTGGCCGATACACCAACCCGGTGCAGCAGCGATGCGATATTTGTTTTGCGCGTGCCGGTGCAGTCTGTGGCGGATGTTGCGCGGCAGGTGGTCTTTGATTCGGCGAAGCATGCTCGTGCAGTGCTCGACCTGGCTAAGAGCATGGGGTGTGACGATGTGTTTTAGACGCCCGACCGATGCCGAAATGCGGCAGGCGCTGGCGCGTTTGTACCGCGAAATTGATCTGTTGACGGAGGATGATGCGGCCTATTTTGCATCGGTGGCGTCGCTGCATGTGCCGCTGCATGCCGATTGTGGCGAGTTGCTGGCAACAATCAGGGATCGGGCGTCGGAGTACCGCGCTTTGCATCCTGTCCCGGATCATGTTTCGGCAGGCATCGTGCTGGTTACCAATGGCGGCGAAGCGGCGGATTTGTACCGCTGTTATTGGCTGCTGGATTGGTTTGCAAAGTGGTTGCCGGATGCAAAGCGGGATGCTCAATTCAAGGCTGCGTATGGCAAGCCAAATTTATCAAAAGGTCGGCGTTTGAGCTGGCAAATTTAATTACCAAGGGTTAAACAAAAAATGAACCAATCATATTTGGATGGGTTGCGCACGTCTGCGCAATTGATGGTGGATCGCGGTTTCGGTGCGCGTTGGCTGTTTGAGGTGTCCGGGCGGATGGTATCGATATGGGGTGAGGTGGACGGCCAGCCATTGCAGCGCGTGATGTCGGGGGTGTTTGGTGACGACACTCCCGGCGACGTTGCCGGGGGTGCTGCGGCGCTGGGTGCTGTCGGGTCGTTTGCGGATTACATTGACCAGATCAAACCAGAAACCGTGATTTGCATGTTGGACTGGTTTGATGCGCGTGACAAGGCGCGGCTACTCCCGAAGATCGGGCACCAATGGTATGGCGCGGCTGCGGTCTATGGTGGCTTGATGGCTGGTGATGCGGGTGATTATCACCTGGTCGTGAGCTACGAAACCGGATTTTCTAGCCGGGCGATGGCGGTGCAGCGGGCTGGCCAGTTGGCGCGGGTGTCTGATTGTGATTTCGGGTTGCCGTCGTGCCGGGAAATGGCAATGTTAAAACTGTGTCTGCCAGTTGCGTTGCTTGATGGCGCGCATTGGACATCGGATGTTAGCAGCGCTGGTGGCATTTGGGTGTTTTGTGGGGCGACTGGCACGGTGCCGTTATTCCCGCCTGGCTGCGGCCCGGAAAATTGCCATGCCTTGTATGTTGCGCGGGTGCCGGTGTCGGCATATGCGTGCCGAATGGGTAAGGGGGGGGGGCATGCTTAATTTTGTTTTTTGCTCCAGGGATATGAACGTCTTGCCATTGACGCCCGATGATCGGCGGTATTTTATTGTGGCAGTGCCAGCGCCAGAGGCGGCTGTGAAGGTGACTGTGCCCGCGTTGCTGTCGGAGTTAATTTCGCGTGCGGGGGTGTCTCATGGCGTTTCCTGATGGGATCTTGGTCAAATCCGGGGGGGCGGCGCGGCACTTCGAGGTGCCTGCAAAGCGAGTCAATATGCTGGCACCGTGCCCATTCAAGCCCGGTAGCGTCGAATTTAATGCACTGGAAGTAATCCGTCAGGGCGGCGGGAAGGTCTACGTTTCTGTGCTGGTTGGCAAACTGTGGTGGACAAGAAGCAAAGGGTCAATCCATGAAAAGTTGATCCTGCCGCTGGAGCGGGCCGGGTTGGTGGTGGTCGATAGCCGGTTGATTGTGTTGACAGAATCAGGTTATGCAGCGCTGGGTGACCCTGAATCCGAAGTTTGTATGTGCGGGCAAGAATCCGTGCTGCCTGTGGATGGGGGGGATTATGCCCTTTGATTCCAGTAACCAAACTTTGCAGTGTGTTGATTGCTTCGCTGGCGCTGGCGGCGCAAGTGAGGCGTTCAACGATGCGTTTGGATTTTCGCCGCATGTCGCCATTAATCACAGTCCGGTTGCCATCGCAATCCATGCTGCGAACCATCCCGGTGCCCTGCACTTGATCGAGGATATCTTTGCGGTCGACGTGCATGAGATTCGCCGCCGTGGGCCGATAGGGCATGTTCAGGGAAGTCCAACCTGCACCCATTTTTCGCGGGCATCGGGCGCGGCTCTCAAGGATGCCAAGCTGCGGTGTCAAGCTTGGGTGCTGCTGAAGTGGGCGGTGTATGGTGCCCCAATGACCATGTCTCTGGAAAATGTCAGTGAATTTGTGACGTGGGGGCCGCTCGATCAGGATGGCCGGGTTATCCAGTCCGAGCGCGGGCGCACGTTCGCGGCGTTCGTTGCATGCTTGACGACGGGGATTGCACCAAATCACCCAGACATACCAGAAATCGTGTTTGCACTGGGGCAGGAATTCCCGATTGCAGAACTGATCAAGGGGCTGGGGTTCGTTGTCGAGTGGCGGAACCTGGTTGCCAGCGATTATGGTGCCGCGACAATCCGCACACGGTTGTACATGATCATGCGGCGTGATGGTCGGCCCATTGTTTGGCCAACGCCCACGCATGGCAATCCCAAGGCGCGTGGCTTTGCCGATTCGGGCCGTTTGCCGTGGTGTGCGGTGTCTGATTGCGTGGATTGGACTGTGCCGATGCAATCGATATTCACCCGGCCTAAGCCGCTGGCGGACTCCACATTAGACCGGATTGCCAGCGGATTGGATAAATTCGTGATCAATTGCCCTGATCCGTTTTTGATCGATGCCGCTGCCGTGGCTGGTATTGCTGGTGCGTCTGTTGACCATAGCGATATGGTTGCAGCATTCGTTGTCAAAATGCGCGGTAACAATACGGGCTCCCCCCTTACTGAACCATTGCATACAATCAGCGCACAAGGCCAGCACCATGCGCTTTGTGCCGCGTTTTTAATCAAGTATTACGGCAATGAGGATGGCGGGCACAGCCTGACCGGCCCGCTCGGGACAATTACAACGCGGGATCGTTTCGGCCTGGTTGTCGTCTCAATCGATGGAGTGCGGTTCACCTTCGGCGACATTTACATGCGCATGTTCACCCCTCGGGAACTCGCCCGTGCTCAGGGTTTCCCGGATACGTACAAGCTCGATCCTGATTACAACGGCAGGCCAGTGTCAAAGCGGGCGCAGGTCATGGGTATTGGCAATTCGGTGGCCCGGCATCCGATGGCGGCGATTTTCAGGGCGAATCTGGGTGATTACTATCTCGTTCGTGGGGTGGCGGCATGAGTGGACAAGCAGACATTTTTGAAGGAATTGCAGGGCCACGATTGCAAATGACTGGCGCAATCGATCTGACAATACAGTCGCTCTTGGCGTATGCACTGACGCATGACCATTGGTGCTTTGCCTGGTCCGGTGGCAAAGACAGTTCGGCCACGCTGACACTGATCATGTGGTTGCTCGATACGGGCAAAGTCCCGCGCCCCAAATCAATAACCGTGTTTTACGCTGACACACGGCAAGAGTTGCCGCCGTTGGCCGTTGCTGCGGCCCGCATCATGGACGAACTGAAAGAGCGTGGCGTCAATGTCGAGGTGGTGACGGCACCGATGGACAAGCGGTTTATGGTTTACATCCTTGGCAGGGGCGTGCCACCACCCAATAACAACACACTGCGTTGGTGTACGCGTCAAATCAAAATCGACCCGATGGAAGCGGCACTGCGCGCCCGGTTGGAGGATCTGCCGGGGAAGATATTGATGATAACAGGGGTGCGGTTGGGCGAAAGCGCGATCCGTGACAGGCGCATTGAACTCAGTTGCAGTAAAGACGGTGCCGAGTGTGGGCAAGGGTGGTATCAGCAAGTATTGCCCAATGCCAGCGGCCTGCGCGGGCGCTTGGCGACCTTGTCGCCGCTCTTGCACTGGCGCGTCTGTCATGTTTGGGAATGGCTGCGCCATTGGGCTCCAGAACAGGAATTCGGTGATTGGAGCACGGCAACTATCGCTGACGCGTATGGCGGCAATGAAGCGGAAGAAATCAATGCGCGCACTGGTTGCATTGGCTGCCCGCTGGCGAGCAAAGATGCGGCGCTGGATACCATTTTACAGAATCCCTTGTGGGCATATTTGGAGCCATTGAAGGGGTTGCGCGATCTGTGGCGGGAACTGCGTGAGCCAAAGCACCGCCTGCGCAAATCGGGGCTCGAAACCTTGGCCAGTGGCAAAACTGGCAGCAACCCGCAACGCATGGGGCCGATTACCTTGGTATCGCGCCTGATGGGCCTTGATCGTGTTTTGAGCATCCAGCGGGCGATCAATGCGGTGGCGCTGGAGCGTGGCCGACCAACCATTGATTTGATCAACGATCAGGAAGAGGCGCGGATCAGGGAATTGATCGCTGTAAAGACATGGCCGAACGGTTGGGATGGCACCGAGCCGTCTGCCGAAAAAATACTGGAAACCGTCTACGAAAACGGGGCGGTGCAGCCGCTGCTGTTCGTCGATTGAAAAGGATTCGCATACATGAATGACTTAGGAAAAATACGCGAACAGATTGAATCTGTTGGGCTGTCCCTGCCTGCGGGCCACCCGAAACCGGATGGCAAAATACATCGGTTTGGCCCGAAAGAAAAAAAATCCGGCTGGTATCGGCTAACTGAAATCGCGCTGGCCAGCGGGCGGGTTATCTACTCCGGGCACTATGGCCGCAATCAGGGCGAAAATCACAATGCCCAACGTATCGAGGCCGAGCAAACAGGCTGGAGTGCTGTGGATCGAGCAGCGTGGAAGGCTGCCGAGGCCGAAGCCGAGCAGGCGGTACGGGAAGAGCGTGCCGAAGAAGCCAGGCTGGCAGCGGGGCGGGCCAAGCATTTTTGGGCTCGTAGCAATGGCCCGCTGGATCATGCGTACTTGGCAAAAAAACAGGTTACGCCTGAAGTCGTCCGTGTCAACACGTACAAGGATGGGTGCATGCTGGTCGTGCCCATGTACAGGCATCGCGCAATCGTGGGCCTGCAAAAGATTGCGGCGGATGGCAGCAAGACCTTTAGCAAGGGCATGGACAAAAACGGGGCGCTTTGCCCATTGGGGAGTCTCGACGGTGCAAAGATTATTGCTATCGGCGAAGGATGGGCGACATGCCGTAGCGTCAGAATGGCAACAAACGAGAAAATCCCTGTGGTAGTCGCGTTCGACGCTGGCAATCTGGGGCACGTCGCAAACTACGTTCGCAATGCACATCCACGGGCAAAAATTATCATGTTGGCTGATGATGATGCCGCCCTGGTTGAGCGCATGACAAATTACCTGGCAGATAATTTCGGCGTGGCTGATCAGGTACTTGTCGATGGTATTGCGCGCAAACTGCCGGGCAAAAATGGGCAGGTCGATGTGTGCGCAACGTGGCTGGCGGATGTCAATGGTATCGACTACCTTCGCGCAGAAGTATCGTGCGGTCGCGTCAATAAAACGCTGACGTACACGAATGCAGGGGTGGCCCGCTGTACGTCAGCGGCGCGCGCGGTCGGCAATGCTGTGGTTGCAGTACCTCAATTCCCCCGCGATGGTATCGAGGGAAATGATTGGAATGATTGGAATGATTTGCACTGTGAATTCGGGTTGGCGACAGTGGCGAAACAATTGCGCGATGTGTTGCGTGCCCCGGTGTTGCCTGCGGCGCAGCCGCCCGATCATGACTCCCCCGCGCCCCCGCCCGTGGTGGTGGCCAGCGAGTTGTCCAGCGCCACCAGCGTGCCGGTGTTGCCTGCGGCGCAGCCGCCCGATCATGACTCCCCCGCGCCCCCGCCCGTGGTGGTGGCCAGCGAGTTGTCGGCGTTGCCCGATAACGTTGTGAGGCTATTTCAGCCCATAACGCTGAAGGATGCGTTCAAAAACTATGCAGCGGTTGCTGGAAAAAGTCAAATTTTGGATTTAAAAACCCAAAAGTTAATATCTAGAAATGCATTTAAATGCATGTTTTTAAATAAAAATGAATTTGACGATTGGTTAAATTCATCATTAAAACGAATCGTTGAATTGGAAGACAAAAGAGCAAATGAAAGAAAGGAGCGGTTTTTAACAGTAGCAGACGAAACAAAACGGGCTATCGAAAGGTATATACATTTGCATGGTTCTGAATCAGTTTGGGATACCGTCTTATGGGAAGAAATTAGCCATGCAGCATTGCGTAAAACATTGCATGACGATGTGTACCCGGCGTGGAAAAATTCAAATCAGCGTAAAATGGTCAATTATAAGAATCTTATATTTGACCCGGCAAATGATTATCCAAGAGATGATTATATTAACAAGTTCAAAGGATTGCCATTAACGCCAATTCGTGACGATAAAAAAGCACAGGCAATTGTACAACTGCTATTCACGTTGTGCTCGGGCGAAGACAACGCGCAGGAAGTGCTTGCCTATCTGCTGTCATGGCTCGCCTATCCATTGCAGAACAAGGGCGCAAAGATGCAAAGCGCGGTATTGATGTTCGGTGTATTCCATGGCCTGGGCAAGTCACTATTTTTTGATAAAATCATGCGCGCTATTTACGGCGATTATGGAAAGGTTTGTGGTCAAACACAGTTGTTCAACAAGTTCAACGATTATCAGGAAGATGCTTTATATTTGCTTTTTGAAGAAATCGCCAGTCAAGAAGATAAATGGGCTGGTTATGGATTAATCAAGTGGATGGTCACAGGCGAAACAACCATGCTTGAGGCGAAGTTCAAAAACGCAAAGCCGATCAGGAACTATTTTAATTCGGTGGTGCTGTCGAATAGCATTCAGGCTGTCGCGTTGGAAGAGTATGACAGGCGATTTTTGGTTATAAATGCAATAATGAAAATATCAAAGGAATTGATTAGTGAAATAACCATTGGTAAAAACATCAGGCCGGGTTATGTTGAGGCATTTTATTATATGCTGCTTAACTTGGATTTAACAGGGTTCGATGAGCATTCGGAGCCACCGCACACTGCTGCGCGGCAATCTGTCATCAAGGTTGGACGGCGTAGCTATCACCGATTTTTCCATGATTGGGTGTCTGGCATGCTGCCTGAAAAATGCAGAGTGCCATTTTGTTCGGCCCGAAGCGAAGACCTGTTTGCAGCGTACAAAATTTACTGCGAGTACACAGGAGCGCGATCAGTGGACATTGAGACGTTCTCACCACACATCAAAACCTATGTGCGGGCCATGCAAAAAAATTACAAACTCGATAGCGTTGCGGAATATCGTATGGTATTCTGCGTCGATTCTGCGGCCATCGCTGCCGCAAAAACCTACCTGGGGCTTCAGTTTTATTCAACCGCCGATGATCGGCCAGTTGATCCGCGATTGCCAAGCGGTAGTCTCGAATTGCAGATCAATGAGTTTCGGCACGCACTGAAGCTCGCTCGGGGGGCTGCATGACCCCAGCACGAATAATAGGGGGCATGGGGGCAAATTGCCCCCCTATGCATAAAAAATCCTATAAAAATCAACAGCATAATAAAGGTAATAGCCGTCATAGGGTCAGGCGTGCGCGTGTCCGCACATGCGCGCCTGCACCCGCACGTATACGTGCGTGCGTATACATGCGCGTCGCCTTCGCTTTTCATCCGCCATAAACAACAAACACACACGCGATGTATCCCCCTTATTACCCCTATTACCCTATTAATAATCATGTAAGTGCTTGTTTTGCCATGGGAAATAATCATAGGGGCGCATGTTATTGGTCTATGACCGCTATTAATGGAATTTTGAAATGAAGAAAATCACGGAATTAAAGACGCCCGATGCTGTACTGCGTGCAGTGTTCACCTTTGCGGCGGACGGCCCAAACAACCATGGCGAACCGCTGCGGAAAATGCTGATACGCCAACTGGAATCGTTGCCATTGAGCGATGAAAAACAGTTGTGGTTGCATGATTTGAGCGAGCGTGGCGCGCCATTCGACAGCGAACCAATGTCGTGGGCGCAGGCCGTTGAACGTTTTGCCGCCTTACACGATTCAATGCGGGCTCATTTGCCAGCGGATCAATGGGCTGCGTTGGTTTCCCGGTATTCGCCGCTGGTTTCGGGGGCCAACGTCAAGCTGGTTTTCCCTCGTGAGAAAGTACAGGCAATCAACCTGTTGACCGATATGGTGGTGGATGCGCGCCTGGTGTGTTGCGATTTTTTGGCCGGGGTGTTGGTGGCGCGGTGTTTTGCGAATGATTGCGAGGGCAGCTCAATCAGGCATTTGGCTGAGTCGTTTTGCCTGTCAAAATCGACGCTGGGCCGTATTGCTCAGGACGTGTCAGGGCGCATCGCGGGCATTGAGCGAGAAGCGTTTGGCTCGATTTCGTTGTATTTTAAGGAGGTTGGCATTTTAAGTGCTTGACACCTTGGGACAAGAAAAGGTATATTTCCCCAAAATCGCAGCAGTTGCATCCAAACGAAGCCCGGTACTCAAATGCCGGGCTTTTTGCGTTCCAAGTACCGATTGTCTCCTCGCGCCCCGGCGTGTTTGCCTGCCGTGTCGTGCGATACGGCAGGCGCTTTTTTGCAAAGCAAGGAATCCGGCATGATTGAAGTATCGGTACGGGCGGATCTTGTTGGACTACAGCGCAGTTTGTCAGCGTTGGCACAGACGCAAGTGCCCTATGCAACCGCCACGGCATTGACTGCACTCGCCAAGCGTGTGCAAGCCGCTGAAAAAATCTCACTGTCAACTGTCTTTGATCGGCCCACACCATTTACGCTTGGTGCGATTGGTGTGCGCGCAGCAAGAAAAGACACACTGCAAGCGATGGTGTTCGTGCGTGATACTGCCGCTGGCTACTTGTCACCGTATGAATTCGACGGCCCGCGCAAATTGAACGGGCGGGCGCTGTTGAATCCAAAAGCCATTGGCTTGAATCGGTACGGCAACTTGCCAAAAGGTGCGCTGGCAAAACTCAAGGCGCGCCCTGATATCTTCATCGGCCCGGTAAAAACAAAGGCGGGGTCAATCAACGGCGTATGGCAGCGGCCCGCCGCAAATGCCAAGGCCGGGGCGCGCCGTGGCGGAAACAGTACTGGCAAGCTGAAGCTGTTGATTCGGTTTGCTGATGGCAAGCCGGTGCCCCGGCGTCTGGGTTACCGCGACCGGGCAAAGAAGATCGTGGACGGCTTTTTCAAGGTGGAATTTGATGCGGCGATGGCCCGTGCAATGGCATCGGCGCGCCGATAGGGGCAAAAAGTGCCAAGGTACTTACTGGCACTTTTCCAACCTGCGGGCATTGCGCGCCGCAATCTCTTTCTAGCTGAGAAAGTTGCATGCTTCCTTCCTTTATTGCATGGGAGTATCTATGGCCCGACAGGTCAACAAATCTGAACTGGCTGAAATCTTTGGCGTCAGCGAGCGCACGTTCACCGAGTGGCAACGTGAACCCGATTTCCCGTTTGTCATGCAGGGTGGTCGAGGGGCCGGAAATGTGTACGACACAGCAGAAGTCATTAGCTGGAAGATCGAGCGGGATGTCAGGGCCCGCAGCCGGGAAAAACCAAAAGACCGGCTGGATCGTGTTCGCGCAGATGAGGTCGAACTGAAGATTGCTGAAAAGCTGGGTGCCCTGGCCCCGGTGGCGTTGTTCGAGCAAGCATGGTTCGACCAGATCGTGGCCGCAAAAACCGAATTGCAAGCGCTCCCCCTCAAACTGGTGGCGCTGATGCAGGATCAATACGGCATCGAGGTTTCAATTGAACCGATCACGGAAATGGTGGATGCATCGCTGAAGCGCTTGGAGGAAGGCGATGGTGGATTTGACGATTTTGCAGAATCCGACGCTGAATCGGATGATGATGACGACAGTGCGGAGGACTGTTAGACGGGCAAAAAAGAACTGGAAACCCGTTGCGCGCATGAAAATTGCCGCATGGGCCATCGCACATCGGTTTTTATCGTCAGTTGAAGCCGAACGCAAGGGCAAGTATGACATCTACTTGACGCCATACCTGGCGTGGCCTGGTGGCCCGCTCGATGCAATTGATGATCCAGCGGTGACCAAGGTAGTCGGACAGAAATCAGCGCAAATTGCCTGGACATCCGGCGTTGTTGGTAATGCGCTTGGCTGTTGGATCGACACCTCACCGTCGCCGATTCTGATGCTGTTTCCGAAAACGGATGCAGCCAAAGAATACATGGCCGAAAAATTCGAGGAGATGGTTCAAGCCACTCCCCGACTGCGCAAAAAGATCGACATGCGTAGCCGCAAGGCCCAGCAACGGCAATTGTTCAAGCGGTTCCCCGGCGGCTTCGTGAAATTGGTCACCAGTCGCAGCCCGGCCAGCGTCAAATCGACGCCAACGCCGCGTGTGATCGTGGAAGAGCCGGACGATTGCGACCGTGATCTGAAAGGCCAAGGCGGATCGATTGAACTGGCCGAAGAGCGGGTCAAGACGTATAGCCATTCCACCGTGATTATCGGTGGCACGCCGACCATTGAGGGCTTCTCTTCCATAGCTTCGGCCATGGAATCGTCAGACAAGCGTGTGGCGTACATCCCGTGCGGCCATTGCGGCGAAGAGCATGTGCTGGACTTCGCCAACCTGAAGTGCAATGACGACGAAAACCAGAATCACCCGAAGTTCGGCAGCAAAGTGCCCTCAACTGCGTACTATGTTTGCCCTGTCAATGGGTGTATTTGGACTGATGCCGATAAAAAACGGTTTGTGACCAATGGCCGTTGGGTTGCCACGGCCCCGTTCAACGGGGTGGCCGGGTTTTACTTCAACGAGTTATTGAGCCCGTTTCGCGGTTCAAAAATGGCCATTTTGATGGAGAAATGGCTCAACGCGCAGTACGAGTTCGAGCGCGGCAACCCCGGCCCATTGATTGCGTTCACCAATTCGTCAATGGGCTTGCCGTACAGTTACAAGGGTGACGCCCCTACGATCAATGAAGTGATCGAGCGCGCACTCGATTATCCCGCCGGAACAGTGCCCGACGGCGGGCTGGTGCTGTCTGCCGGGATCGATGTGCAGCCGGATCGCCTGGAGGTGGTGATTCGGGCATTTGGCCGGGGTGAAGAATCCTGGCTGGTGGAATACCTGCAATTGCCGGGGCGGCCTGGACTGATTGAAGATCCGGTCTGGTCGGATCTGGATGCGGTGCTGTTTCGGAAATTCCGCCATGCACGCGGATTCAATATCGGCATCACTGCGGTCAGTCTCGATACATCCGACGGCAACACGTCGGACGCGACCTATAAATGGGTTCGATCCCGGCAAAAAAAGGGCATCGAATTCGTGATGGCGATCAAGGGTAGCAGTTCGGCGGACAAAGTTGTTTTCACGCGCCCGGCGGCTGTCATCGACACCACCAAGAAAAATACCAAAGCGGCCAAGTATGGTGTGCAGGTATTTTCTGTCGGGGTGTCGATTGCCAAGGATTTGCTGATTGGCGAAAAGGGCCGTGTATCGCTGGATGGCAGCGGGCCGGGCCGATTCCATGTGTATCAAGGCTTGCCAGCGGATTATTACAAGCAACTGCTGGAAAGCGAAGTCAAGGCCCCGCGCCTGAAAAAAAATGGCACGACCCAAAAAGAATGGGTCAAGGCCCCCGGCAAGCGCAACGAAGTGCTGGACTGCGAGGTGTACGCGCTGCACGCCAGTCGTGCGGCCAAGTGCCACACCAAAACGCCCGCGCAGTGGGCCGCGCTGGAAGCCAAGCTGTGCCAGTCGGGGCTATTCGACGAACCAGAAACCGTGATCGATAAACCGGCAGCACCTGTTTCATTGGTGGACGTTGTGCGGGCGGTGCATTCCGCGCTGAAAGCGCCCGACCCTGCCCCGCCCGCGCCAGCCGTCACGATTACGACCAGCGCTGTTAAACCGTCGGGCAGAGTAGCTAACCGCCTGGCGTGACAATCAAAAGGGAAAAACCATGTTTAATCCAAATCGCAGCCTGTTCGCAGGTCAGAATCAGGACGTGTTGCGCGCAAAGTTAGCAGCCGCGCAACTAGCCTATGCCGACCTGTCAATGGGAAAACTCGGGGTGTCGTTTCAGTACGCGCAGGGTGACGGCTCAAAAAGCGTCACCTACAACGCCACCAACCTGCCAGCGCTGGCCAATTTGATTCAATTGCTTCAGGTGCAGCTGGGCATTGTGGCCCAACCGCGCCGGGCAACCCGGTTTCGGTTTTGATCATGAGCGTACAAATCTTGGACAAGGACGGCCAGCCATTGCCCGCCCGTAAGCCGTCAGTGCTGCATGGTGGTGGCAATCAGCCCTACGACGCGGCCAGCCGCACCGGCGATCATTTCGCGGACTGGAACCCGCCGCTGTTATCGGGCGACACCGCGCTAAACGGTTCCCGCGATACCATCGTGGCGCGGGTGCGCGACCTGGTGAACAACGATGGCTGGGCGGCTGGCTCGGTTACACGCGCAGTCGATAGCGTGATCGGCTCCAATTTCCGCCCGATCTTCAAACCGGATTTCGGCGCATTGGCCCGTCAAACCGGGATTAAAGGGTTTGACCACGTATGGGCCGATGAATTCGCCCAGGTGCTGGAGGCGGCGTACAGGACGTGGGCGCTCGATCCGGGGCGCTACTGCGACAGCGGTCGCAAAATGACCGTGCCGCAAATGATGCAACTCGGCTTTCGGCACAAGCTGGTTGACGGCGATGCCGTCGGCATGATGCATTGGTTACCGGATCGGGTTGGCATGGGCCGTGCCCGTTACTGCACCTCGATGCAGATGATCAACCCAAATCGGCTATGCAATCCGAACCAGATGATGGATACCGAATTTGTGCGGGGTGGCGTCGAAATTGACAGTTATGGTGCCGCCATTGCCTATCATTTCCGGCGCGCGCAGGTCGGCGACTGGTACAGCGCCGGGCAGTCGATGACATGGGATCGAATCGACCGTGAAACCGACTGGGGGCGCGCAATCATCGTGCATGATTTCGATGTCGATGATGCAGGCCGCCACCGTGGCGTCGGCATGCTGGTGCCAGTGGTGCAAAAATTCAAAGCGCTGTCGCGTTATGACGGTGCCGAACTTGATGCTTCGATTATTAACGCCATTTTTGCAGCATACATTGAAAGTCCGTACGATCACCAGCTCGTCGAAGGGATGCTGGAAGACGAGCGCAGCATCGGCGCGTATCAGTCCGGGCGGACTGAATTCCACAATGAGCGCCGTATCCAGTTGGGTGGTTCCCGCATGCCGATTTTGTTTCCCGGCGAAAAAATCAATACCGTTAATGCGGCACGCCCGAACGCCAACTATTCGTCGTTTGAAAAAGCGGTGCTGCGCAACATCGCCAGCGCCACCGGCTTGTCGGCGCAGCAGATCAGCAATGACTGGAGCGATGTCAACTACAGTTCGGCTCGTGCTGCGATGATGGAAGCCTGGAAAACCCTGTCACGGCGCAGGAATGATTTTGCCGCCGGGTTCGGCCAGCCAATTGTTTGCACGTTTGTGGAAGAAGTGTTTGAGGTCGATTGTCCGCCCCTGCCCCGTGGCGCACCGCCCTTTGTTGCCTATCGCGGGGCGTATGCTCGTGCGCGCTGGATGGGCCCGGGCCGGGGCATGATCGATGGGCTGAAAGAGCGTCAAGGCTCAGTGCTCGGCATGCAGGCGGGCCTTTCAACACTTGAAGGCGAAGCCTCTGAATTGGGAGGGGAAGACTGGCGCGAAGTGTTAGCGCAACGGGCGGTCGAAGTAAACAAGTTCCGGGAACTCGGTTTGCCGTTGCCCGAATGGGCCAACAGTGCCGATGATGACAAACCGATTGATGAGGATTGATATGCGCTTCCATTTTTTGGCACAACGGTTGTTCAATGTGCCGCTCATCCTGTCGCCCGGCAAAGCCGAAGTCGTGCTGGCTGCGCTCGGTGATCGGCTTGGCATTACCCAAATCGAGCGGCTGAATCCCGCCGTCGGCGCATGGAGCGACGACGACTTTTACCGCGAAGGTAGCAACCCGCGTGCCGGGTATGACACGATGTCCGGCGTTGCCCTGATCGAGATCAGCGGCACCTTGGTGCAGCGGCTGGAAACCTTGCGCCCGTGGTCCGGTATGACCGGCTATGACGGTATCCGGCAAAACTTCATCGCCGCGCTGCATGATCCCGATGTAAAAGCCATCGCGCTGCTGATCGATTCGCCCGGCGGTGAAGTCTCCGGTTGTTTTGACCTGGTGGATGCCATTTACAAAGCCCGGGGGCAGAAGCCGGTCTGGGCAATCTTGTCCGAATCTGCCTACAGCGGGGGCTATGCGTTGGCCAGTGCTGCCGATCGCATCATTGTCCCGCGCACTGGTGGCACGGGCTCCATCGGCGTGATCTGGATGCACTACGATTTTTCAAAAGCCATCGATAGCGCAGGCGTCAAAGTCACGATTGTCCAGTACGGGGCCAGCAAAGCCGATGGTGCCAGCGAGTTGCCGCTCGATGGCGATGCGCTGGCCCGGTTTCAGGCCGACATCAACATGGTCGGCGATCTGTTTGTAACAACCGTTGCGCGCAATCGCAACCTGTCACCCGACAAGGTGCGAGCGACCGAAGCCCGTACCTACATGGGCCAGGCCGGGGTCGATCTGGGCCTGGCCGATGCCGTCATGGCCCCCGATGCCGCGTTTGCGGCCTTGATCAATCAAATTTCCTAACCGAAAGGAATCCAATGGCAACTAAAAAAAGTGGCAAGGCGTTCAGCTTTGCGCACCTCTTCAATATTTCTGCGTCTGGTGCGGATGACGACGACGACCCGAACAAGCAGCGGGCCGACGAATCCGATGAAGACTATGCCAAGCGCATGGAAGACGACAAGCGCAAACAAGGCGACGACGAATCCGATGAAGACTATGCCAAACGCATGGAAGCGTTGGATGATCCCGAAGACGAAGACGATCCCGAAAAGCCGGAAAAGCCGGAAAGCGACAAGGAAAAAGCGGCTCGTAGCAGCGAGCGGGTGCGCATCGGCAGGATTTTGTCCGCCCCGGGTGCGGCCCTGAATTTGCCCTTGGCCATGCATTTGGCCATGAATACCGACAGCAGCGCCAAGGCCGCAATAAGCATGCTGTCGGTCGCTGTCGCTGGCCAAAGTCGGCCAGCGGCCAGCGACACAGGCAATTTGGCGGCGCGCATGGGCCGTGTTACCACGCCCAATCCCGGCCACGGCACGGTATCGGGCAATGACGGTAGCCCGGCATCGGTAGCGGCGCGCATGATGGCATCGTACAACCTCACCAAACGGTCTTAAATCAAAGGAGCCATCATGGCTATTCAGCAAGTTGGCGTTGGCAATAACCCGCAAATGCCAAGCGCCACGCAGTATGTGTATACACCCGACCAACTTATCGGCGGTAGCTTCCCGATTGTCAGTGACAGCGGGATGCTCGCCAGCGGCAAATTGGCCCGTGGCGCAATCCTCGGCACGGTATCGGCCACCGGCAATATGGTGTTGTCGGTGCGTACCGCTGTCGATGGCTCGCAAGTCCCGTCTGCCATCTTGGCCGATGATGCGGATGCCACAGCCGGGCCGGTTGGCATCGGTGTGTATCTGACCGGCGAATTTGTTGCCACTGCAACGGTAGCGGATGCGAGCTGGACGCCAGCGCAAATCAAGGCGGCATGTCGTTCAGCAAACATCTTTCTCAAAACCTCTATCGGGCCAAATGACCCGAGCTAACCAAGGATAGCAACATGGCAAATCCTATGTATGATACGGCGACGCTGATTCAGGTTATCAACAACCTGAAGGTCAGCCAAAAATTTTTGCTGGACCGGTTCTTTCCGGCAATCGTCACCAGCGATACCGAATATGTTGCCATTGACGTCGAAATCGGGGCGCGTCGTATGGCCCCGTTTGTTTCGCCGCTGGTTGAAGGCAAGGTCATGCAGCAATTGGGTGCCAAGACCAATCTGTTCAAGCCGGCCTACGTCAAGCCAAAAACACCGCTCGATGTGCGTGCGCCGGTTCGTCGTCAAATTGGTGAGCGCATCGGCGGCGATCTGACGGCAGCACAGCGGGCAGAAGCCAACGTGGTCAAGGCGTTGAATGACCACATCGACCAGATTGACCGGCGCTGTGAATGGATGGGTGCATCGGCTTTGGCCACGGGCACCGTAACCATTACGGGTGACGGATTCCCGACGGTGGTGGTTGATTTTGGCCGTGATCCGGCGCTGACCATTGCCAAGGCCGGGGGCGCAAAATGGACTGCGGCCAACATTACTGCTGGCACAGCCAGCCCCAGCGCCGATATCGAAGCATGGGGCACGCTGATGCTGAAAAAATCGGGTGCCGTTGCAAATGACATTGTCTTCACGCCCGGGTCGTGGGCAGGCTTCGTGAAAGACCCCGCGTTGGACGGGGCGATCATTTACCCGAAATTTTCTGAAAGCGGCAATGTCATCAATGTCGGGGCGCAGATCCAGCTTGGCGGGCAGTACAAAGGCAAGTGGGGGCAGTATGACCTGTGGCTGTACAACGATTGGTTTATCGATGACAACGGGGTCGAACAACCGATG